ACGCCCCGCGCTGGTTTGTCGGATTCGTGACCACAATATAGGAGTCAATCGCGCCGTCACCCGCCTCATAGGTGTACACGTCCGAGCCAACCAAATCAGTCACGCTCGATCGCGCCAAAAGGTCGTCGCGAATCTCCTCCTCTATCTCAGCCACGGAGAGCCTTCCGTATCAATGCCGCAAACAATCGCGTCAGCGGCTTCCTATTCTTGTCAATCGCCGGTCGCAAATACGGTTGCGCCTGCGCGCGCCGTGTCCCGTATTCCACGTGCTCGGCATACTCAACATTGGTCCCGACGCTCGCGAGGCGAGCATCAACGTGCCGGTTGATAGAGCCGCGCAGATTCCCAGTATCAACCGGGACATCCCGCTTTGCCTCCGCCTGGACTACGACGGAAGCCTGCTCCAGAAAAAGCGGTATGGTAGCGGCGATCGCCAATGCCTTGTTGCGCTTGCCTTTCCGTACCACTCTCGCGCTAAACAAAGCCTACCCTCTTCCACTTGTTCGCCTGCGTCAAAATCCGCTTTGGGTACGCGCTGCTGCCCGCATACTCAAGAGTGGTTCCGTCCATGATTTTAGCGCTGACATCATCCGGCCTCGCGCCGCGCAACTGAATAAGCCAGTAGGCCATCTTGGCCACTACCAACCGCAGCGGCTTCGGCCACGCGACCATCGAAATACGCACCGATCCAAGCGGGTGCTCGGCATCGTCCGGATCCATGTCCACAAGCTCGTTGACGCTCGTTAGTGTCAGCGTGCCTGCGACAACCGCAGACAACTCATAGATGCCATCGTTCGCATGCGCACCCTCAACAACGATATCCATTCCAGCCGTGAAGCCCTGTACCACAAAGTCAGAATCGCTATCGGTGATGGTGTCGGTGTTCCCCTTCACAAAGGCCAGCGTCCCCGCCTCATAAGTGATGAGCGTGTCGGGGAAGCAATTATTCAGGTACTCAATCAAATCGTCCTGCGCATACGGTAGGAACAATGCAAGGTCGGAGTCGTGCGTCGTGTCGCTGAGTCGCAGTATTTGTTTCGCTTGCGCCACACTGCACAGCATCTCTAATACCCTCCGAGGGATCGCCTCAGATTCTTATTGTACCGTATTCCGCCCTCTTGCATGTAGAGCGATTTCCGCTTTGCTTCCAGGTCGGCCTCAAGCTCCTTGCGCCCCGCCTCCAGTGTCTTACTGTCCTCGATCAATTGCGGCAGAATACCCGGCTCCTCGTATCCGTAGAGGAACGTACCAGTCAGCACCTCACCGCCGTAGATCGTCACCTTCACGCCCTTTGCGTGGAGATAGCCGACGTAGAACTCGCAATTAGGACGCTGGTATGCGTACTCCCCTTCGGACTCCATCCAGATGCCGTAGGTCTCGATCTCGGTGTAGCCACGCACCGCCGCGAGCGCGAGCATGTAACTAACCGTGTTGGTCATGTAGAGCGAATCGCCCATGGTCGGCATGTAGAACGTCTCTTTGATTTTCTCGATCGGGTACCGCACGCTGTTCGGAATCTCCGGGTAGACGTCCTGCATGTAGACTTCGCCGGGAAACGCATTGATCGCTTTGAGTACTTCCGGACGGCCCCAATAGCGCCGCGGATGCAACTCGAATACTGCATCACACCGCTTCACGTCCTCACGAGTGATGACGCCGCCACAGCCCCATATCTCAACGTCTGAGTCAAAGGGCGCATCGCCTCGATTGCTTGCGGTTCCGAGCATCACAAGTTTACTCATCGTTGCCCCGATACCAGCCGCCGCCAATACTCGGCCTCTCCGGCTGCCCCTTCGGTGCGCAGCATGTTCTCCCGCGCCGCGTCCATCTTGCGCCTCTCCTGCTCGACACCCTCAAGCAACCCGCGCCGGCGGGTATCAATCTGCTGCATCAATTCGCTTGGCTCCTCATACCCGTATTCAAATCGCGCCTTCATTAGCAAGCTATCGCCCGCGACATGGAGGCTGTACGGCTCGCCTGCAAGCGCCATGCCGTGAATGATGCCAGCCGCCCAACTCACGTTCGGAAGCTGATAGCCGTATTCGGTGTCGTGTTCCATGTGCACGCCGAACAACTGGAAATCCGTGAATCCCTCGTGGATACCTTTGAGCATCATCCATGTGATGGTGTTGGTCACGTAGAGCCTCGGCCCCATACAGTCGAGATAGAACCGCTCTCGTATCTCGGCCACCGGATAAGCGACCGAGTTGGGTATCTCGTCGTAATGCTCCTGCATCACGACCGGCCCATCGAACGATTTTAGATTATCGGTGACTTGCGGGATTCCCCAATAGCGTTTGGGGTGCAACTCAAACAGCGTATCCACGCGCTTACAGTCGGTGAGCGTCTGAGTGCCAGAGACGCCCCAGATGGTGACGTCCTTGTCATGAAACGGAGCCTGAGCACGGCTCGATGCCGTGCCCAGGATCGCTAACACCTTCGCTTCCAAGCTACTTCCGCTTGATAACGATAGCGTGTACTCGGTAGTCCGCCGCAGCGGTATCACCGGTTGAACGCACGATGTTGATGAAGCCGTCGGTGTCTTTGTAGCGGGCAGTCTCAAATGGACCAACCGCGACAACGGTTCCCCGCGTCACCGCACCGGACGAGCCGATACTGGTAAGCGAGACATCAGCCGAGAAATTGAACGTCTGGTCAGCCTGTCCCGAGCCCGCGTACGGACTGTTGGTGCTGGTCAAAACCTTGATTCCCGGCGCCGTGGTGCCACTCGACACGTGAACGAGAACGATCACGTCCTCACCGACAATCTGAGTCGATGAGTCGTCGAGATCAATGTGCGCGTTGTCCGCGCTCGATAGCGTCTGCCACTCGGTAGTTTTAAACGTGCCGAGTAGGCCGGTGCTTCCTGCTCGCCCGATTACAATCGGGCTGATTGTCCTTTCAGCCATTTTTCATTCCCCTCCTTAGGTCGTCAGACCCGCGTCATCGACGTATGCAACACCGAGACGATCCGGACGAACAACCTTGGCGCCGTACACGTACAGCCCCTTGACGTACCCGCCGAACTGCTTCTCTTTTCGCCCGCTCTCAACCATGGTCACCTGACCGGCGAAGCTGATCGCATCGCGAGTGCCAAACATCACGCGCCACTGAGTGGATCCGTTGTTGTCCACGTTGTTCGACGCATAGATGTCGAGATTGGTGAGATTGCGAACAAACCCATTTCCGAATGCACCCGGATCGCCCTGGATACCGCCCTGCGGCGCATCGTTGGCGAGATTGGCGTACACCATGTAGCTGTGAAGCCATGGCGGGATGACAATCCAGCGACCCATGGATGGCACATTCGCCTCGTCCATATACCGGTTCACCCGAGAGAAGAACCCGAGCAGATTCGAATTGCCGCTCGAATGCGACGCATACAAGCTCAGGCTCGAGCCCGACGTACCGAGTCCGCTTGTGGTGATTCCAGCGTCGGCGTACTTCGCCGCGATGAATGAATCGACCGTATCAGCGATGGCGAATCCCGCCTTTGCTGACGCGCTCGATATCAGCCCTGCGTCGGCCTGCGCCCTCAGAACGTCGTCAACGCCAAAAGCGAAGTACTTCGCCTGATCGATGACCAGGTCGCGACTCGCTCCGGTGAGCGTCTGGAATGTGATGTCGGTGTCCTCGGTGTAGTTGTTCACCGTTATGTCGCCAATCTCGTTGATCTTGACGATCTGACCCCGACCGGTGATTTCTCCCTCGTAGTCCCGGTTTACAAGGTTCGCAAATACGAATGCCTTGTCCGTGTTCGTGATGATGTTCGACGACCATAGTGTTGGCCTGAACTCTGCTCCTGCTGGCATGATTGCTCCTTAATGTTTCGCCGCCTCCTGGGTGATCTTTGCCACCAACTCAGGCGGTACCGTTAATAGTTCGGCATCTGACATCTGAGACAGCTTGTCCCACGTCAGGCCCTCAACTTTGCGAGGTCCGGTTACTGTCCGGCCATTGGCCGCGTCGTGCTCGCGCTCCCATTCGGCGCGTGCCGCTTTCCGGTCCTCGATGTAGCGACTAACAGACTCCTTGGTCTGTTCAGCGTCCGACTTCACGAGGTCATCGAGGATTTGAGGCGTCCCCTTGATTCCCGCTTCAGTCAACAAATCCCGCGCAATACCGCGGTTCTCTGCTTTTACCCGGAGTGCTTTTTCCTCAAGTATGAGGTCTCGCGTCTCCTTCAATTCCGCTTCTCGCCGCTCCCCTTCGCTCATACGCTGCGTTTGCAACTCGGCAATCTTTCGGTCACGCCCAGCTATCTCAGCCTTGTACTTGGCCTCAAGCTGTTCGCTTACCTTCGCCGTGATACTCTCGGTCAGCGCATCAACGTCGATCTCATCCTGTGACGTTTCCGTTTCACCCTGCTGTGACTGTTCGTCCTCAACAGTGTTCCGCTCGTCGTCTGCCATTCCCTTAACCCCTCGCCGGTTATCCGGCTCTCAGAAAATTGTATTCCTCTCCGTACCGGCTCGCTCGAACGCCGTGCCTCTCGGCCCATGCTCCAAACGTCTGATACGGCTCAAGTCCATTCTCTCTTGTGCGACGCACCTTCGGCTCAAATCCCTCGACAACATCAGTAGCCGTGCACCGACAATTGATGCTGTGCTCCGGAGCCAGCCGCGGATCGCCGGGATACTCCGGCTTAATGCCGCCCAGCCTCCACTCGCTCTCCGGCTTCCCATCGAGCCGCGCATGTGCGCTCCGTGTCCGAGTGTCAAGCGAGGCATCCCATACCCTCGTCAACTCGACTCCCTGATTGACCGCGCTCTCTCGCGCCGCCAATGCGCCAAGCTCCCTCGAGCGGTGCGCCTCGGTGCGAACAATGCGCATGGCCTGACCGCCGGTGTTCTCCATCGCCTGACGGACGCCGCTCATCATCTGCCGCAATGTGGTGCCCCGGATCACGCCCTGAGTGATAGCCCGGCGCACACGCTCCAGTGTCTCGCGAGCTACCCCGCGCTGCGCCAAATGCCGGAGGTCGTTTGCAACAGCCGCCCGCACTTGCTCAGCACTCAACATGCCCCAACGCAACGATACGCCGGCGGCTTGATCGATCGACCACGCTCGGCGATAGAACGCTTCATCGTACTGCACCTCTGCCGCCTTCTCAATCAGCTTCCGGTTGGCCTCGATCGTCGGTCGGAGCTCGGAAACGATCTGCTTATCAAGCGCTCGCAGCCGGTTGTACTTCGTCATCTCGGCGTTCGTGAGCCTCCCGTTGATCGCGTAGCGCTCATAGACACGCGCCATGTCGGAGCGAATCGCGTTGAGCGCCGCAGCATAGTTATCAGTGAGCGCTCGCTCAATCCGCGCCTCATTGCGCATCACGAGCCGCGTTGCTGATCTCTGGTTCTGCCCCAGGTCCCGCGTCGGCACTGAACAACTCCATGCTCGGCCCTTCGGCCTCGATCGCTTCTATCTCCGCTTCCGGATCGTCGATAAATGACATCAGCCCATACGCCGTTTTCCGGCTCACCGCTCCCAACAGGTCAAGCAACGTGGTCGCCTCTCCGGCAAGGTCCTTCGGGAAATTGCGCGTGAACGTAAACGTCAGATTCTCCGGATCAATGTCGGCCATACCCCAGGTGCGCCACTTGTCGGTAATCAACTCATACTGCCGCATGAGCGCCTTTCGGAACTTACGCTCTGTGACCTTCGAGCTATTCTCAAGATTGAGTAGCGCCACTTGCCAACCAATCACACGGAGGTCGCCGCCGAAGTTGGCCATGTCCACACTGACGGATCCAGAAAACAGAATGATGTTGTCGCGAATCTTGTCCAGCATCCGCTCAACGCCCTCTATCGCCAACTCCTTTTTCAAGAAATAGGCGTCACCGTCCGGCGAGAGCGGCATAATACCGGTCTGCTTCAGCAACTCCAGCAACTCGTTGTCCACCTTCTCCCCGCCCTTATAGGCAAGGTAGGCAAGGCGCAACTGCTCAATCTCGCTTACAGTCGCAGACATCACCGTATCGTAGGCGTCAATGAGCGCGATCACCTTTCCGGCCTCCGCTTGGTGTTCTGCGTTGTTCGGGAACTCGATCACCGGCACGCCATCAAAGCCGTGCTCCTGGACACCGCCCACACCCTTACTGACATCGAGCGCGTATTTCTGGCCCTGCTTGTCGCTGATGTAGTAGGTAATCATCCGTGAATCGTACCACTCCACCACGGTGCGCTTTGACTTGCTCATAGTGCGCATGCCTTTGTCATATTCGTGGTCGGCAACTTGCCAGTAGCGAACAAAGTACACCGGCTCATCAAGCGACTCGTCCACGACGATGAATCCCTCATGCTCCGGTACCAGCCGCTGCCGCACCTCGGTGCGCCCTGCCGGGATATAGAGCATGCGATAGCCGCGCCCAACCTTGGCCGCCTCCTTGACCATCTCGCTATTCTCGTCAACAGCAAACGTGCGCCTCAGATGGGCGCTCAGCACCGACTCGTGAGCGGTGAAGCTCGACTCATCACCGTATGCCTCGCGGTTGAGAGCGACGGTCACCTCGTTCCCCATGTAGCCGGTTTTAGTGTCCACGATGTAGGCGAAGAAATCGTTCGGTACGCGCTCGTCAACCTTGTTGGGATTGGGACTGCGGCGTGTCTGTATCGGCAGTCCTCGTTGCTCGTAGCGGTCGCTCAGGCTCTTAGCCTCTTTGCCCTCTCCGGAGCGGTGCGTGTCGATCAAATCGCGCAGCATCGCCGACGTGATAGAGGCATCGTCGATCTCTACCGCTTGCCTGATCTCCTCGAGTACCGTCACCAGATACGCTCCGAGATATCGATAATCGGGCTGCGCCTACTAAGCATTACGCTCTCCATAGCATATCTGAGGGCGTCGATGCAATTATGCACAAGGATACCGGAGGCAAAGAACTCGTGGTCTACGTCAACGCTTAGATCGTATACGGGCCGTTTTTGTCGCAGATGCCGCACGGCTACTACATGAGCGGCTGCAATATCTGGCCTTCGAATACTTGTTGCGAATGAATCGCTCTCCGCACATTTCGCATTCGCGCTCAACGTTGTCGATTCCACTCGCTCGACGCGCCGCCGATCTACACGCGTTTCCACAGAACCTCGACGAGTCTCTGCGCGTAATGTCCCGGAACGGCTCGCCGCACTGGGCGCATGATTTGAGTATCGGCTCCCGATTCTCATAGGATCGTCTCCCGTGCGCACGGTGCCACTCTCTCCCTGCCTCCGACCGGTGCCACTCGATGGCCAATGGCCTGATACTGGCCATGTGCTCGGCCCTGTCCTTGTACGCATCTGGATGTAGTCTCGCATGTTCGGACGCGCTGACGCAACGTAGGTTGGATGGCTCGTTGTTGAGTGGGTTTCCGTCAATGTGGTGTATGATGCACCCGTTCGGGACAGGGCCGTTTGCATGCTCCCACACGGCAACATGCAGCCTCCTGCCAGTGGACCCGCTGCGGTAGTAGACCCGATCTGATCTACGCTCTGCTTCGGGCCACCTCCGGTACTCAACCCCTTCGAACTCGACAATCTCTGATCTGGCCATGTCAGCCCCTCGGTCAACACTACATCGCCATATCGCAATGCGTCAATGGTAACCCATCCGCGAGCCGTCCACACCCGATGATTGCCCGTCCCTATCAATTCATTCCCCGCACTATCTTGCACGCACCACACATTCTCGCTTGGACTCGCCTGCCAAGCCGCAAGACACATCCGGTAGCCATTACGGGTCAGGATCATATCTCCGAATCTCACGTCCTCGATCGGCTTATGCCCCTTGTCTGTGGCCACATCCGACCCAGCTGCGATGCAATGGTTATGCTGGTCCTCAAGCGTAGGCAACACCTCTCCGGTGAGCCGGTCCCGCTTGTGGGAATACAGTTTGAACTCGTCTGCCGTGTGTTTGCAGCGCTCATGTATCACAATCTCCTTGAACGATCTCAGGAACGCGATCCCATCCTCTACGCTCCCGGCGCCTTTCTTCGCCGGTCGGACCCGGAACCCCGCGTGTTTCATGTGACTGATTGTCTCAGGCCTCGCCGAGTCGGCTGTAATCTGCCAGTCACGCACCCCGGGAATCGAGTCGAAAAGCTCCGGCGTGTCCGCAATATCGACACCGACACCGTATGCCTCGTGGTCAATCCATAGCCGATCGTCGGCAATGTAGCACCGTAGCGCCACGGTCGGATCGCGGGAGAATCCCCAGTCGGCGCCGTAATAGAATGCGTCCGGTATCGGCGTGTCGAATGCCGCTATACGCCACTTCCCGGCGAACACCTGTAGATCGCTGATGTTGCGGAACTCGCCCTTCCACACGTGGAGGTACTGGTCGGTGTCGTTGTCACGCGCCCAACGCATCTCATGGTAGAGCGCCTCAGTCAGATACTTGTTGTCATCGTAGTTGATCTGCTCAACCGTGGCATCGTCGCGCTCGGTCGCTACAAACATCTGATAGGTCGGATCGCCCTCCAGGTCAGGGTTGAACGATACCCATATCTCGGAGTCATCCTCACGGATGGTCGGCCCGAGCACTTGCCAAGCGTCCCGGCTCACCTTGGTTGCCTCTTCTACCCAACAGT